GAACCATTAGAAGTTAAAACATTACCAGAAGTGCTAGGTGTTACATAACCTATTACATCATCATTAATCTGTACTCCAAGATTATCTCTTGCTGTACTTACGTTTGCTAAGTCAGATAGGTTACTAGCTTTAGCTAATGCATTATCTGCTTTAGTTCCTTGAGCAGCAGTAGCATAGGCACTGGCTGCTGTAGTAGCCGCTGTTCCTAATCCTAAAGATGTTCTGACTGTAGCACCATTTTCTGCTACCCAAGTAGAACCATTACCAACAATAAAGTTACCGTCTGTTTTTGCTAAACCACCTATTGCTGTTAAATCGGCATCGTAGGCTTGTACATTAACACCTATCTCTACACCTAAATTATCTCTTGCATCACTTGCAGTTGTAGCTCCTGTACCGCCTTTATTTAAAGCAATAGTACTTGCTGACCAAGTTCCCGCTGTTAAAGTACCAACGCCTGTAATCCCAGTGTACGAACCTGAAAGACGTGCCGCAGGTAAGGTACCACTAGAGATATTAGCTGCATTGGTAGTGTCTGTTGTTGCACTCGTAGCCAACCCTGATATATCTGCAGCGGCTACTTGTTGCCAACTAGGGGCAGCGGCGGCGCTTCCGTTACCTTGTTCTTGTAAGTATTTTTTAGTGGTGGTTGTATTCCCTGCAAGTTTAGCTAGTGCTGCACTACCTGAAGCATAAATTAAATCTCCAAGTGTATAAGAAGTTAATCCCGTACCTGCATTAGCAACACCCAAAGCTCCTGATACTGCAGCTGATTGGTTTAATGCAACGGTACCCCATTCAAGTTGTGAACCACCTGAATTAACAACAAGCACTTTATATGCTGCTCCTAGACCCAGGGCACCCCAAGTATTAGTTCCCGTACCATAGAGTAAATTACCCGTTGCTAATGAGCTTAATCCTGTACCACCTTTTGTTGGACCGACAACTCCAGTTAAGGATATAACTTGTCCTGTTACATTTATTGGCGCGGTTCCACTATAAACTGGCGTTGCAAAAAACTGAGCAAAAGTTATGTTTGTTGTACCAAAAGTAATTGTCCCTACAGTATTACAAACAAAAGATTGACCCGCTCTAGTATTACCAGATGTTACAAATACATAGGACCCCTGTCCTAGTTTAGTTGGGGTGTTTAACCCAAAAGTGTTTGCATCAGTAGATCGAGTTAATATCCAGTTTGATGAAGCTGAACCAATATTAGTAACAACATAAATACCATTATGAGCAGCGTTAGATTGTTGTTGTACTAAAATTCTATTATTAGCAACCGCTGCAACACCATCTATTACTAATGCGGCTTGGGTTCCACTATTAGTTAAAGTAGCGCCAACACCTGAAGAACCATTTGAGTATCCGGCACTTAAAGCTCCAGTTGTTTCTAGTCTTACCGCAGTGTGAATATCTAAGCCCGCAGCAATAGAGTTATCTACATATTGTTTAGTGGTCGCCTGTAAGTTAAGTGTAGGATCCTGATTAAGTAAAACGGTACTACCAAAAGTAGTTGCTCCGGGAAGAGAAATAGAATTATCAGCAGCCTTAAAAAGCGATCTAGAGGCGGGATAAGTAACAAAAATTTCTTTCGTACCAGCACCGAAGTTTGTTTTATTATTTGAGTTAGACGAAGTATAGACAGTATCTCTAGTAACAGTACCAGCGCCAGAAGAAGAGAATGTACCTAAACCTACTTCCCATTCTGTTACTCCACTTTCAGTATTAGCGATAGCATAATAAACCGTGCTTCCGTTAGTAATACCCGCAGCAAAAGACTGATACCCAGCAGGTTGAGCACCAAGCGTAATTGTGCCCGTTCCTGTTGTAGTAGTCTCTTGTTTTACTCTATCATTTAAAATGAGCGCCATACTAAATCCTATTAAGCTATACGAACAATCGCATTAGAAGCATCATTAGCTGGGAATACAATAGTGAAAGTACCATTAGTTGAAATCTTATCTCCACCAAAATCTAATACCGCTACTGCTTTACCTCCGTCTGTACTGTTATAGATTAAAGCACCACAAGAAGTAAGGGTAGAATTGGCAAACGTAGCATTAGGGCTAAAATCAACAAATGCGGTTGTACCCGTAGAAGTAGGAGTTACATTTGTTAAAGTAAACCCTCCAGAAGTATAACCCGTACCCGTTACTTGGTCTGCTCCCATTTGTGAAAAATTAGTTGTAGCTGCACCAAAAGTACCTGAGATAGCTGCTTGGTTTCTAAATAGCGCAACTTTAAATGTGTCTCCGCCGTTAGTAAAATTGTGTGTCCCAGTTAACAGTTCTACTTTGAACGAGGTACACATCGCCTGTGAAATTGCCATAATTAAATCCCTACTCTAAATATTTTATTAATGTGTTTATTATATAGATCCTCTACTACCTTTAACAGGAATACGCGCTTGACCGCTTCTATATGCGTCTCGTCTGTTTTTACCTTCACCTAAATTTTGAATTAAGTCCATAGCTTCTTTATATCTAGTCATATAGTTAGTAATAGTATCGGCATCAGCTTTCAAGTAAGTAGCCGCTTCCAACAAAGATCCATATAATAATGTACTATCAAAATTATCCCCAAGCCAGCTAGTACCAGCAACAACAATGCTTTGAGGATAGTAATAATAATGAAGTTCAGCGCTGTAAGCAACATCTGGCGTAGCTCCTAATATAAAAGTTGTATCATCAAAAACCGCATAATACTCTGGTTTTTTTTGAAAAGCATCATCTGTATCGGGATATGATTCTCTAATAAAATTTACATCTTTATTAAGAAGATAAGTATATTCGTTAGTAGTTGTATTTATAACAGCCAAACTAAAAGTAGCTAACCAATCAGAAGGAACATTAAGATATTTGTTTCCCGCTGTTATATTTCCCGTTACATTTTTACGTAAATCAGGTATTTGAACTGAATTAAATATACGCTGTTCCGCTTGTTCTATAAATAGATTAACGTCTACAGTAGGATATTCATTTTCAGTATACGACTTAATCGCAGCAACTAACTCTGTATAGTTCATTACTTATCCTTATGCCATCGGCCCACGAGCCATAGTACCTTTAGTAGCACAACCATTACCACGAGTTACTACACCAGTAGTTTTAATGTTTTTTTCTGGATACCCAGCTGTATTAGGTACAGGTACGTCTTGCGGTTGTGTAAAACCATCTACCATTTTAGGTTTTCTTTCTTCATTCTGTTTCATTGCTTTCTCCTAAGTTGTAGTAACCGTTACGGTTCCTATTTGTCCTTCTGCTAATAAATAATTCTCTAGTCCTTTTAGTTGCAAAGGATTTGAAAGCCCTACAGGGTTCCACCCCCATTGTATATCTCTTGAGCTGTAAGGTCCCGCAATAACAAAACTCTTATCAGGTCTAGGATCTTGTATAGCCTGGGGATCAGTAACCGGATACATACCCTGTAAGTTCTGAGGTTGATCTGGGTTCCAACACTCAGGACACGCTAGTATCTGTGTTTTCGTGGTTCTTACAACTAAGCTTTTTAGTTTTGTTAGCTTAAATTGAAACCCACAAACATCACAGTCTGCTATTGCATTCTTTTTACTAGCAAAAGCGTTACTCATTCTAAACCATTCTACCTTTGGTTCTACCGCGTATAGCTATACCGTCACGCTTACACTTTGATGTAACCTTACCACCAGCTTTCATGTAGCCCATTTTGTTACGAACTTTTGTAGGTAGCTTTTTTAGTCCAGTATTAGTAGGTGCTTTTAGTGCTCCACCAGCTTTCATTTTAGTGGGTTTAGTGTGTCCATAGCCTTTTTTCTTTAGCTCTAGATGTTTAGCCATAGTCGGAGCTTTAATTGCTTTACCCGTCTTTTTATCATACATCATATGAGACTTAAAAACCTTACCTCCGGCTTTCATTTCCTTTTTATCCTCTATTCTTTTCTTAGCTTCTTCTCGTTTTTTCTTTTGCATTTCTCTTACTTCAAAAGGAGTTTGTTTACCTTTTTGTGCCTCTTCATCTTCTCTGTTTTGTCTTTCCATTCTGGCAAAGGGGGTTTCCTCTTCACGGAGTTTTTTTCTCATTTTTTCAGTTAGCGGTTTAAATTCAAATTTAACCTCTGGTTTGTTTTTTGATTCTGCCATAATTTATTCTCCTTATACGTATGATTGTCTGGGTGCTAAAGATAATGTAGCTTTTTCTCTGTCTTCTGTAGAAGCAAGTAGCCACTGCTCTTCATATTCTTGTTTTAAAAATTGTATCTTAGGTCCTGCTTCTGGAATCTTTAGTGATAGATAATAAGCAAGTCCAGCAACCATACAAGGTAAAAACCTAAAGGGTATATGCTGGGTATTAACGCCCGTGCCCGCATCGTCAATTCTTTTTAAGAACCAATAAACAAAAGTATAACTTCCGTCATTTGGGATAGGCCATAAAGTTATTTTAGGAACCGCTGCCTGTCTATCTATATAAACTTGTATGGGTCTGCCCGTGTCATTTTTACTAGGTATAGAAGCATAGGTAGGATTAGATATTCTAGATATAGTTATATCTGCTTGTGTTGTTCCCGTCCCTGTTCTAATAACCTGACTGATAAGATCAATAGTAGTTGTAGGTAGATCATATGTTGCAGTGTCTTGAACAAGAGGAATAGTAGCTTGTTCTACAGTCCAAAGATTAATACCCCGGTTAGCCCATTCAATAGTAAGTAAATTCAAACTACGTGTGGCCGTTCTTAAATCATAGCCCGTTCTAAGTTCCGCACCACAACGCTCAAACGCTTCTTCTACTAGCAAGTTAAGATCTAGGTTAAAATTATGTGTATTTGTCGTTGTCATTATTTCTTACCTTTTCTTTTAAGTGCTGCTACTCTACGGGGTTTACCCGCTGGTTGCCCAAGTCTTTTCTTTTGGGCTATACGCGATCTTTTTTGTGCAGGTGTCATCTCCCCAGATGTTTTTGGAGTTTTAGCAGAAACACGTTTAGAAGGTCTGCAGTAAGGCGTACCACGAGTCTCACCTTTTTTTCTACCACAAGCTTTACCTGTTCTTACGTCTTTCCAATCTTCTTTAAACCAGCGTTTTAAAGATGCGCCTTTTTTGGTTTTACGAACAGCCATTATTTACCTGCTTTCTTTTTCCTGCATTTAGCAATAGCCCCAGAAGCATAAGCGCTAGGAAAGACTCTATAACTAGCCTTTACCTTTTTATAGCAAGCATCTTTTACACTCCCGCCTTTTTTTAACTTTAAAGACTCAAGAGTCTTAGCTTGTTTAGCGTGTGACTTAGAAGCTTTCTTTAAACCCTTTACGACCTTGTTAACTTTATTTGTAACTGCGCCGCCTGCTTTCATCTTTTTAGGATTTATAATACCCATACCACGAGAAGCTCTCATACTAATCTCCCTCTAGTAAGTCCTGTTTGAGCTATACCGTCTATAGGTCTTCGCTTTTTTTTCTTCTTTTTTGGTGCTACATTAACTACCCGTGAACCTGCAACGGGACTACCAACAACAGAAGAACCCGCTACAGTTGCATTTCTCTTGGCTAGTGTTCCAGCTTTTTGTCTACTTCCCCTCTTTAGTTTTGCTACATCTTTTTGAAGAGAACCTAAAGTACGGCTATTAGTTGAAGACCCGCCTGCCGTATTGTTTTTATCAAGTTTTTTAAGACTCTGCGCTAGTTGTAATGCTTTTTTTAGTGTCTTGGGGTCTTTAAGTTTATCAGCAAAACTCATATTTAACTCCTATCGCATTTGACCGCGAGTGCGCCCGCGTTTAGCTATACCATCTGCGCGTTTAGATGCAGAAGAGGCTTTACTGTTTTTCTTAATATTTTTAACAACGCGCTTTTTTTCATCTTTTAGATTACGCTTGCCTTTTTTAGTATAAGCTTTTTCAGCGTCTACTCGACCTAATTCTTCGAGTTCATTTTTTACGCTTCCGCCGTGTTTCATGCCACCCATAGCAGCTTGTCTACGCCGCGCGTCCATAGCCATAGCCATTCTTGGGTCCATAGCGCGAGTACCAGCTTTATCAGCCATAGCCATACCGCCACCCATCATTTTTTTGACTTTACCGCCCTTCATCATTTTCTTAACTTTACCACCCATCATCATTTTCTTATTATACATCTTGCTCTCCTTAGAATATTCTTTACCCACAGACTGTGGAATGTTTACCTTTTTAGCAAACTTAGGGTTATTAGCCACCGCCTGCATTAGTTTAAGTTGCTTGGCGCTTTTAGCTGGCATTACTTACCAGCCCACCAATATATAACCGTTGTAATTGCACTGCCGATAGCACCACAAAACCACATAGCCATTCTTCTACCGCCCTTTATTTCAGATAACATAGTTTCAATATTATCAACAGCAATTTTTAGGTGGCGGATATCTTCTTTCACTTCGTCCATATCTTTTTGCATATGGTCAATAGCTACTGAATGTTCTCCTAGTTCACGTTCGGTACTCATTAGCATTTCCACCTTTTTAATGATGCTGCTTTTCTAGTAGGACGACCTTTAGAATCTTTCATAGGGCCTTTCATACCAGACATTCGTGCACAAAAAGATTTACGGCGAGCCGCATCCTTTTTCGTTTTGGGATTGGGTGCAGGAGCCTTGAGATTAGCTCCAGTTTTTCGATTATATTTAGCGCGACCTTTCGCAGTAAGACCCGCTCCTTTAGAGACGGGGAGCTTTTCGCCCCTTCCTACTGCTAAAGATACGCCTTTTTTTCTAGCTTTAGGTTTAGCTTTCTTTGCCGTTGCCATACATTACCCACAAAATAGTGTGTAGTCAGTTATGTTAGTTGGTATTACTTCTGCAAAGTCATTAGTCTGTCTAGCAGTTAAAATTCCTTGACCCGGTAGTTGTAGCTGCTCAACAAGTGTAGCGCCCGCAGGTGTAGAAATATTAAATATTGTGTTTACCACAGAATCTACACTATTTATTCGCACAACAAGGCTTCCAGCTGTACCACTACACAATACATAAAAACCTTTTATGCGCGCTCTGGGTAAGAATAAATTTCCTGTTGTACCAACAGATACATCATTTGTGGATGCGCCGCTTGCAACAACACTAGTAATAGATGCAAAAGGAATTGTACCTGCTGCTGTAGTAGCGTTAGGTCCTGTAATAACCTCGCTAACATCACCGCTAGATATACTACCTACTCTACGCCCTGTTACAGTAAAAGTAATACCACGATCATCTCCATCTGAGGTAATATTTACTAAATAACCTGCCCCGTTTAACGCGGGGCTATCGGTTAACAACGTAAGAGTAAGAGCATTAGCTGCAATAGTTGCGGCAGCGCGATAAGTAGTGTTACTTACCGTAGGGTTAATTGCCCAAATATCTCCGTCCATAATAATTTCCTAGTCTATTAAACTCTAGTTGAGAATGGTGTAGCTGGTGTTGAAGCAGTAGGAAATACCGATACCCCTTCTAGTTTCCATGCTGCTGCACCAACTGCAGTTAGAGTAAATGTAGAACCCGCGTCTCCGCCTTGAGTAGTACCATTAAATGTAACTGAATTAGCTGTACCGGGAGTGTGGAAAAATGCAGTTACACCGTTATCGTTAGCATCATCACAGAAATTAATAGTTCCAAAAATTACGTCAGTGACGGCGCCAGTATTAATAATAAGGCTGGTTGTAATATCAGCTAGTACAGTAAATCTAAACTGCATACCTAAATTACTTGTTTGATTAGGATCAGAAGCCCCGCCTTGACCTTGACCTGCAGCTGCGTTAGCGCCTGGATTAACTGCATTAATAAGAGGTAGAGTAAATGTACCGCCATCTGCAGAAACAGTAAGTTCTTTACCGGCGTGTCCGGGTGAACCTACAGTTGCTGGCAATACGCCAGGAGCTGAAGCTGCTACAGGGAGCGCGGTTAGAGTAAGAGTACCGCCAGTCAAAGCTGCGGTTGCATCAATTGCGTTATTGAAGCCGGACTCAACAAATCCACCAAGGGATCTGACTGGACCAGCAAAAGTGGTTATAGCCATTTTAATTCTCCATACAAAGTTAAGCTTATTAGTCGTGTATGCGTCTGCCGGGACAGTCTAATAAGCCGGATTTTTCCCGGAATATTATGATACTACACTTATTAAAATGATTATACAACAGAAAAAGAAAAACCCTGGTGGAGGATGACACCAGGGTTTTCCGCCGAGCTAATGCTACTTACGCAGCACCTTGAGAACCCCACATACCTAGTGGGTCAGACCAACCAAACGAGTAACGCTCACGGGCTTTGTAACGTACATTGCCTGTGTCGAAGTCGCCGTCCATAGAAGTAGTAAGCGGAGTTCTTTCGAAATGCTTCATACCGTTAGGAACATCAGTTGTAAGGAAGTACGCATCACCATCAGTTAAGAAGTGGTTTACAGTATATCCTTCTGGAATTGCACCGTTAGAACGTAGTGCGTTGAGGTCGTTATCAGCAGTAGCTACACGTAGCTCTGTATCTAATAGACGAGTCGCAACGAACTGCAACGAAGGTGGAATTACTAGTTTACGAGGTTTCGCTGCTATTAACAGTCCACGCTCATCAGTCCAAGCTGCGATTTGAATTACAGCATTTTCCAACGCTGTTTCGTTCAAGTCTGTAGCGACTGCTTGAGTGTTGCTGTTTACGCCACCAGAAACTAATGGGTGGTTAGCATTGAACAATGACACGTTATCGCCACCAGGGAAAGCTGCGTTGAAGCCGTTGTTTAGAACATTGGCTGCGCGAACTTGCTTAGTGTTTGCCATTGAGCGAGCAAGAGCTTTAGTATAACGAGCTGAAAGAGAATCATATAGATTGTCTTCAACTGCTTCTTCAGTAAGACTGAAGCCTAGAGCAATTGTCACGTGGTTATAACGAGCTGTGAATGCTTCTTGTGCATTATCGTATGCAATTGCTGCGCCTTCACCTTTAACAGGTGCTGCCGCGAAGCCAGCTAGTTTAGTTTCTTCTTCAAAGCTTCTATCCGAAGATTCTGCTTCGTAGATTTCTTTGTGTTCTTCACCATAACGCGCATATTCTAAACCGAATAAAGCATTAAGGCCTGGGAGTAACTCTTTTAAGAGTTGAGCTCTTGAAATTGCCATGATTTATTCTCCTTAGATACCCGTTGAGTTATTGTAAGAGTGAACACCAGCATTAAACTTAACAAGTAAGTCAGTGAATGCATCACCTACAGTCGATGTTGGACTGTCTACAAAATCAACAATACGGAAAGCAAAAGCTGCCGTGGTTGCGGTTGTAGCTGTTACTGCAGTGTTAGAATTACCAGCTGGGATAGTACCCGTAGTGGTAGACTGCGCTGCTGCTAGATGAGTATTTTGACCTAAGTCAGCTGCTGTTACTGCTGCGCTGGCTTGTGCCATAAATACTACATCGGGATCGTCAACAATATATGCTTGAGCGTCTGTTGCTGCAGTGCCAGCGGGGAAATACTGACTAAAAGTTAAGTTGCCTGTAACTGGATCTGAGTAGGTACAACCTACAAATACACCAATTGTACCAGCGGGAAACGCTGCTGCTGCTCCACCACCGCCATTACCTGTGGTTGTAACAATCTCAATCGTACCACCGGCTACAATAGAAACTATTGAACCGTTGTAGATATTGACGTTATATCCGTTAGCAATGGGTAGTAAGCGAGTAGAACCCGCGTAAGGCGTACCACCAATGTGGTTTACGGCTTTAAGTCCATAAGGACTAGCTGTAGTTGCCATCTTTTTTCTCCATTAAAAGGTTTAGTTTTAACCCCTTCCAAACTTTTCAGAACCTTCAGCAAACTTAGGCATTCTTGGATCGTTTTGATTCAAATACGCTGCATCGACTGCTTCCGTCTGACTTTTAGTTTTATTATCAATATAAGCCTGACGTTGTTCCATTAGCTCTTTAGGAGCTTTACATAATAATAAACCACCGATTTCAATATTATTTTTATATTGTCCTTGAGGTTTATTACCGGTTATAAGTTCTGGGTGCTCTGAATGTAGTACAGGTTCCCAGCCCTCACGCATTTTCGAAGATACGTTCATGTTATCCGGTTCATTTAATAGAGAGACTCTAACCCAACGATATACCCACCCTGGCTTCTGAGTAAACTCAGGTAATAATGCCGCAGGTTTCCATACACGTTCTTTTTTAGGGTCTTCTCTTACTTCAACTTCCCGATCAGTTCTTTTAACTTTATCCATTTGCGTTCTCCGTTTTTATCATTTCTCGTGCATATTGTTCCGGTGTCAACCTAAACTTTTTAGCCAGAGCTAATTGAGTCTTGGTTAGTCGTACTTTTTTAGGCGCGGTACTGCGCGTAGCCGGTGCAACAACATTCGAAGGTTTGCGTTGGGCAGGTTTAACCTCTTCCAACGAATTATCCCCAAAGTTCTCAGGGAATCGCTTTTGCATAGTATCATTGATACTACGGTAATATTCATCAGATGTGGGGTTTATTCCACTTTTAATGAGTCTTTCATGTACACCCAATGCAAGACTTGTCATCTCATCATCTTTACCAAACCAAGGATTCGCTTCTTGCCACGCTTTTGCTTTGGCATCAGGAGGCGTAATCTTAGGTTTAGGGGCATTTTGTTGAGAATCTACACTATTCTCATCTGCTTGTACAGCCTTAAATTGTGGTTTTCTATCAACACTAGCAGATAATTTATATTGTGCTTCAGTCATTCTAGATTGAGCCTCAATAACCTTATCCGTATCTCCAACATCATAAGCCTCACGATAGTCTCGTTTAGCTAATGCTAAATCTTTTTCATGTGCTTCTTTAATTGCTTTTAAATAGTCTTCTTCACCACTACTAAGAGTAGTTTTTAAGCTTTTATTTTCTTCTGCTACCTGACGTGCAAAACGAATAGCCTCTTCTCTTTCTCTATCCGCAGCTTCTTTAGCTCGTCTTTCATCGTGATAAACTTTTTTAAGTTGCGCCATACGCTGTTTAACACGTTCAGAATAATCATCCAGATTATCTTTTTCTAGCTCCTCCACAATCTCATCGGGAAGGGGATCTTTACCTCTATCTTCAACAGGAGTATCGTCTTCTTCCTCTATTTCAATTTCAGGTTCAGCTGCACGGGGTTTCTCCTGTACGACTCGCTCGACATCTGCAGTAGATTTTTCGGGTTTAGAAGCTTTGCTTTCTTCTATACTAACTTCTACTTCTTCGCCCTCCATCTCTAGCTCTTCTGGTATTTCATTTACTATCTTTGTCATCTTGCTCTCCATTTGTTGCACCAATAAATAAATCGGTGTTTCGATTGCCTTTAGATAAATTCCAATACTCTGGAACTACCTGAAGGTTTGTGAGGCAATGTCTGCCTCCTTTGCTTAGTGGTACGATATGATCCACGTGCCACTTAAACCCAAACAGCTCTTCGCGTAATTTAGCTAAAGAGTACATTTCTTCTAATACCCACCTATCATCAGACGTATGAATATCATTTACTTTCTTTTGTGTTGCTCTTCTTATTGCTTTATAAGCGTTTACTTTTTCTGGATTAGCTTTTCTCCAAACACTTACACGTATTCGTTCTTGTTTGGCATGTTTGCGGTAATAGATTTTATGACTTTCTAATACCTTTTCTGAATTAGCTTTTTTCCAAGACTTTCTCCAGTTATATGCCTTTTTTCGATTAGCTTTATAATAAGCTTTTCGTTGTTCCGCGCTTTTCCAGCCAGACAAAATTAAGCTCTTGCATACCCACGAGGATCACTAACCACAGCTTCTACAGTATCGTCATTAATAATACGAAACTCTTTACCGTGGATCTTTATGCGTGTTCCTGAATAAGCACGGGTAATTACAAAGTCACCTTCTTTACACCAAGGACCAGAAGGAAATCTATCTTTATCTTTGTAAGCTAAATCACCCAAAGACATAACAAACAGAACAACAGTAGAATGTTCTTCAATTTTTTTAGCCCCATCAGCTTTTAGTATTCCGCTTTCATAAGCGTCCTCAACTTCAGGTACAGCACATAAAATACGGTAGCCCTTAACTTCGGGTAATTGTTTAGCTAAATTATCCACCGCTTCTTTTTTTGCTTTAGCTTTAGATTTAATTGGAGCGCCTTCAGAAGACACTAAAGTTTTTTCGCTCGTTGCTATTTTATTCATTTGCTCACCACTGAATCAGTAGGATTAGATTCAAAATCTTCTTCCTGTTCTTTGTTAGTTCTAAGTAGTTCAGATATAAAACTTTGAACCATGAGATACCCGCGAACTTCTCCGCAGGCGTGTTGATAGCCGCCGAAATCTTTAGCCGTTCCTGCACTAAGATCCTCTTGAATTATTCTTCGCCGTTCTTCAATTTGCGCTGATAGTAACATTAGCGTTTCTTTCATTTTGCATTCCTCTAGTTGGTTTTTAAATTAATTACTCATCTTGTTGAATTTCTGTATCTTCTACTTTAGTGTTACTGCGTAGTCTTTCTTCTTCTGCGCGTAACTGCATATCAAGTTCTTTACTTAAACCTTGAGCACCTAATTCAGCACTTTTTAGTACTGCTTTAGCCTCATTATTTTTCTGTTCCATTTGAGCTTCAGCACCAATCTTAGCGCCTATTATTGACTCTTGTGATTCTATTCTTTGTTTTTCTAATATTAAATCTCGCTCAAACCCAGACTCCATTTTGTATTTATCAAACTGTAACTTAGCTTTATCAAGTTCAATATCTGCCATAGTTTTCTGAGCTTTAACTTGCGCTTCTTGTTGTTTGATTTGAAGCTCTGCTTGTTGCATTTGAATCAGCGGATCTTGCTGCTGCTGTTGTGCCTGCTGTTGTTGAGCTTCTGCTTGGCCTTTCTGTAATAGTTGCTCTCCGGCTCGCGCTACGAGACGAGATAGTTCTACCTCTACGCCTTCTGGTAATACTTCATCAGGAGCTGGGAGTGGAACACCAAGTTGTTCTTCTATTTGTTTGCGATATTCAAAGGCTATATGTTCTGCAATATGAGCCTCCATCGCTGCAATAATTGCATTAGCTTTAGTACTCTGTCCTATCATCTCACGAATCTTAGGGTCCTGTATAAACGCCATGTGTGTAGTAATGTGAGCTTCCTGATCTTGATATATAAATGCTTTAACGGGTTTACCATTAATAATATTCATATTCTCTGTAACAGGGTTTGCTTCTTTTATATCTTCTTTATCAGGTATAAGCTTGTCTATATTTTTAACACCTAACACTTCTAGCATTTGCCGGTTAAGTACAGGTA